GTTCAGAATCAGAAACACAATCTTTCATTCGCGACTTCCGAAATAAGTTCACTGGTCTACCCGCCGAGGACATCTCATTTCCTCGTGGGGTGTCAGACATAGATAAGTGGTCTGACCGTAAGACTATTTACAAAAAGTCTACACCAATTCATGTTCGTGGTGCATTACTATATAATCATTATACAAAACAGATGCCTCGTTATGAGACAGTCAAGAATGGTGAGAAGGTAAAGTTCATCTACTTGAAGACACCAAACCCAATCAAGGAGAATGTCATATCCTATCCTGTCAACCTACCACGCGAACTTGCACTCGCAAAATATGTGGACTACGACAAGATGTTTGAGAAGACTTTCCTTGACCCGCTTGAACCAATCCTTGATGCGGTTGGTTGGAGCGCAGAACCTAAAGCACAGTTGGATATGTTCTTTGCATGATTTGAATATACATGATGATTTTCTTGATGACTTCTGGGAGATTCGTAGAGAAGCAGAAAAGGTTCAGTATCAGACATTAAGTTCGTCAAACTTTTTGATGAATGTAAAAGAAGGGTGGACAGGACTCCGCACGCTTGATATCAAAACAAAATATCCTGAAGTCACTCGCAAGATTGAAGAGACAACGGGTAAGATAGTTGACCGACTTCACTTTTATCGTATAGACGGAAAAGAGAAAGAATGGTTACAGAGTAATCCAGATAGAGCATTAACACCACATACAGATAGGTATCCGTGGGCGGGTGTCATCTATCTCTGGGGTAATACGGGAACATACTACAACGGAGAACTCGTAGAATTTAAGAAGAATCGATTTGTCTGGTATAATGGACAAGAGTTACACATGCCCGAACTGGTTGACCAAGACCGTTGTGTGATTGTTGTATTCATGCTTGACAAATGATGAAGGGTATGATATAGTTACATAATGAATTATTCTTTGACAATATTCAAGAATACGTTTGACAACAAGACTCACCGTGTTCAAGAGTTCGACTCTTGGGACGGTCTTGAGTCTTTGTTATATTCGTTATCAAAACAGAAAGGTGAAAAAGGTGGAAGTAATTCTTCTCCTCTTATTAGTCCTGCTCGTTATATTTCCGATACTACGAGGTCTAATAAGAATGTTGATGTATGGGGTGGTTGGGCTGCTCTTGATGTTGACGATTTCGTGGTGGTTGGTGACCTAGAGTCTGTATTGCAAGAGAAGTTTGGTGAGTATTACTACATCTGTTATTCGACTGCATCATCCACATTAGAACAACCAAAGTTTCGATTGGTCTTTCCGTTGACCCGTGAGGTTCATAGTAAAGACCTACCGCACTTCTGGTTTGCGATGAACAAAGAGTTTGATGAGTTGGGAGATGAACAGACCAAAGACCTGTCGCGCATGTATTATGTTCCCGCGCAGTATCCTAGTGCATACAACTTCATCTTCACCAACAAGGGTGTCAAGATTGACCCTGACATGTTGATGAACAAACACTCATATGTGGAGACACAGGGTAAGACTTTCATGGACAGACTGCCTCCTGAACTACAGAAGGCGGTAATCGAACATCGTAAAAACTCCCTAGATAATATTGACATAAACTGGACATCATATCGTGACTGTCCTTTCTTTCCTAAACGGTTGGAACAAGAGTATCGTGCAATCACGGGAACAGGTTGGTATCACAAGATGTATCAGATTATGATTGCGATTGCTGGTAACGCAGTATCTAAAGGTTATCCAATCAGTGCGAGTCAGATATCACAGTTATGTTCTGAGTTAGACCGTGAGACTGGTAACTGGTATGAGAACCGTCCTCTTGACAAAGAGGCAGACAGAGCATTGGAGTATATTTACAGAAATGGTTAAGAAGTTTGAAATAGTTCAGGGTAGAAAATCTGAAAAAGATAAGATACTCAAGTATAATGGCAAGGCAGTTGCATTTGAAGATGTGGCCATGATGTGTATTTTTTTCATGGGTAATGAAGATAATTTGTATCCACCATCGCGGGGTTACAAAGGTGCAGAAATGTTCAAAGATTATATCAAAGAAGTTCTAGAGACGAGACGTATTCCAAAAGACAGTAAATATGCAATAAGAAAAAATCATGGAGTTGTTAAAGTATGCGAATACTAATAACTGGTGCTGCGGGTTTCATCGCTAGTCATCTTGCAGATTCGCTTTTGGAAGATGGGTTTGATGTTGTCGGTCTGGACAACTACAATACATTCTATGACCCTGCACTCAAAAAGAATCGTGTAGAATACTTTGGACATGAAGTCTATGAGTGTGACCTCAAGGATTTTGATGACCTTGACCAAGCGTTCAATACGCTCAAACCGCATATGGTTGTCCATCTTGCCGCTCGTGCAAATGTGCGTGACTCGTTTGGTAAAGAACAAATCTATCATCAGGATAATATTGATGCAACACAAAACCTGATTGAAGTATGTAAGATGTATAATGTTCAGAAGATTGTGTATGCATCAACCAGTTCTGTCTATGGGGGAACGCCCATACCGCCTACAGGTTGGGTAGAAGACCAAGTGACTGGTCATCAGTTGAACGCATATGCATATACCAAGTGGGTGAATGAATGTCAATTCAAAATCTCTGGTCTGAACAATGTGGGTCTTCGGTTCTTTACCGTATATGGCCCGTGGGGTAGACCAGATATGGCACTATTTCAATTCACTGATAATATCGTGAAGGGTAAACCAATTCAGGCATTCAACTATGGTGAAATGAAAAGAGACTTCACCTATGTCGGTGATATTGTCAATGGTATCAAGACGATATTGTTTGAAGATGTCCCATCCAATGAAATCTTCAACATTGGTCGAGGTAAACAAGTAGAACTGATGCACTTTATTAAGTGTATAAGTAAAGAGTTAGGTAGGGAAGCAGACATTGAACTCGCTCCCCGTCATCCAGCGGATACGTTGGAAACTTGGAGTAACACTGGGAAACTCCGAGAACTGGGTTACAAACCCAAAGTGAATATCGAACAAGGCGTTGAAGCATTTGTTCGTTGGTATAAAGAGTATTACGGAGTAAATTAATGAGTGAAGAAGTTAAAAAAATGCGTATGGGTGTTGTTGGACATGGGTTTGTCGGCAGTGCAGTTGATTATGCATTTACCCATGATGAAATTGAAAAGTTTTATGTTGACCCAAAACATAATACAACAATTGACCAATTGATAGATTGGAATCCACATGTAACTTTTATTTGTGCGCCGACACCAATGGCGGATAGTGGGTTCGTAGATGCATCAATTGTTGAAGATGCTGTTTTGAAATTATTGGAACATACCGAAGGTGGTGTTGTTGTAAAATCAACTATACCGCCTGATGTCGTTGACCGAATCGTAGGGTCTGTCTTTGAAGATGATATCAAACGATTGACCTTTAATCCAGAATTCCTCACAGAGTCCAGTGCAAAAGAAGCATTTGTTCTTGCAGACTATCATATTATTGGTGGTCATCCTGACGCATGTAAAGGTCTTGCACAACTGTATGACATCTATAGTCTCTGCACAGCGAAAGAGTTTTTGTTTATGTCTGCTGCTGAGGCCTCATTTGTTAAATATGGCGTGAACTCATTCCTTGCAACGAAGGTTACTTTCTTTAATCAACTCTATGATTCAATTCAAAGATTTGGATGCAACTTCCCAACTATTGTGAATGCAATTGGTAGAGATGAACGTATCGGTGTTGGTCACACTCGCGTGCCAGGTTATGATGGCAAGCGTGGGTTTGGCGGCGCATGTTTTCCCAAAGACACAAAAGCATTTACAATGTTTGATAAAGACTTGACATTAGTTGACAAATGTGTTAGTATAAACAATGAATATCGTAAACAGTATGAATTAGATGAACGTGAGGAATCAAACAATGTCGATTATGGACAAACTGAAGAAGAACTCGAAAATCAAGACGACAGAGGTTCTGTCGAATAGTAAGTTCTTCACTGAACAAGATATGGTGCCAACCAATGTTCCAATGGTGAACGTTGCGTTGAGCGGAAGTATTGACGGTGGTGTCACGCCAGGACTTACAGTCCTCGCAGGCCCAAGCAAGCACTTCAAGACCTCTTTCGCCCTGCTGATGGCGGGTGCATACCTGAAAGAGAAAGAAGATGCAGTTCTGCTCTTTTATGATAGTGAGTTTGGTTCGCCCCAATCTTACTTCGAGCAGTTCGGGATTGACACTAGCCGAGTTCTGCATACGCCGATTGCGAATGTAGAGGAACTCAAGTTTGATTTGATTGGTCAACTTGAGGAACTGACACGAGAAGATAATGTCATCGTTGTCATCGACTCCATTGGTAACCTTGCATCTAAGAAAGAACTCGAAGATGCAATCAATGAAAAGTCGGTTGCAGATATGTCTCGTGCTAAAGCATTGAAAGGTCTGTTCCGTATGGTAACTCCCTACCTGACCATGAAGAACATTCCAATGCTTGCCGTCAACCATACATATAAAGAGATTGGTCTCTTCCCGAAAGACATCGTAGGTGGTGGCACAGGTATCTACTATAGTGCCGATAACATTTGGATTCTTGGTCGCCAACAAGACAAACAAGGCACAGAGATTAAAGGTTACCACTTCATCATTAATGTAGAGAAGTCACGTTATGTTAAAGAGAAAAGTAAAATCCCTATCTCTGTTTCTTGGGAAGGTGGTGTCCAGCAGTTTAGTGGTCTCCTTGATGTTGCTTTGGCTGGTGGTTACGTTGTTAAGCCTTCTAATGGATGGTATAGTGTCGCTGGTGATGAGAAGAAAGTTCGTCAGACAGAAACACTCACGAAGGAATTTTGGACTCCAATCTTCGAAGGAACAGACTTCGCAGAGTTCATCAAGTCCCAATACTCAATCGGACTCGCACAAAAAGTAGACATGGATGAGATTGTAGATGCCGAATGATATCGAAGAAAAATTAAGTGAGGATGTCCACTATAAGATAATTCCTCAATCAGACGCCGCTGACGGTTGGGATGTTCGTCTTCTTGAAGAATATCCTGAGACAGTAATTAGATATGGCAGTGTTAAGATTGTTGAAGAAGGTGATGACGGATATCTCAAATATGATATGGAAATTGTATTCACACCTGACCCCGATTTAGATATAGACGAAGACTTGCCATTTCAGATATATTGTGGTAGAATACTATCTTCAATAATCGAACAGTCCATCCACGATGGGTCTATGATTGCATCTGATGATAAAACAGGTGAAATGTATGCCGCTGATGAAATGCACGAACAAGTAAAGGAACTTATTGAAGATGAATATCAATCTGGAACAGACAGTATTGAGGAACTTACTGACTAATGAAGAGTATATGCGTAAAGTTCTTCCGTTCATTGCGCCTGATTATTTCGAGGGTGTATACCGTGGTCTCTTTAAGGAGATTGCAAAGTTTGTTGCGGATTACAATAAACTTCCGACTCTCGAAGCATTCAAGATTGAGATAGACCAGAACAATCGTCTGGGTGAAGATGACTATCGCATCGCACTTGAACTCCTACCAAATATCTTCACACCCGAACCCGAAAACCTAGAGTGGTTGATTGAACGCACAGAGAAGTGGTGTCAAGACCGTGCAGTATTCAACGCAGTGATGGAGAGTATCTCTATCATCGATGGTAAACATGCAACCCTACAAAAGAATGCAATACCTGATGTCTTGAGTAAAGCATTGGGTGTTACCTTCGATACCAATATCGGTCACGACTATCTTGAGAATGTAGATGGTCGTTATGACTTCTATCATGAACAGGAAGAACGTATTCCGTTTGACCTAGAACATTTCAATATGATTACTAAGGGTGGTCTGCCTAACAAGACATTGAACATCGCACTTGCGGGGACTGGTGTTGGTAAGTCATTGTTCATGTGTCATGCCGCTGCATCGGGTCTCTCACAGGGACGTAATGTATTGTATATTACTATGGAGATGGCAGAGGAACGCATCGCAGAACGGATTGACGCGAACTTGTTGAATGTTCCGATTGACCAGTTGGAGAACCTGTCGAAAGATATGTTCACTGACAAGGTATCACAGATTGCTGCCAAGACACAGGGTAAACTTATTATCAAAGAATATCCTACAGGTCAGGCAAATACATCGCACTTCCGTGCGTTGTTGAACGAACTGAAACTCAAGAAGAACTTTGTTCCAGAGATTATATTTATTGATTATCTAAATATATGTGCGTCATCACGAATGAAAGGAATGGGCGGTGCTATCAACTCATATTCATACATTAAAAGTATTGCAGAAGAAATTAGAGGACTCGCAGTCGAGTTCAACGTTCCGATTGTATCTGCAACGCAGACGACTCGTTCAGGTTATTCTAATGACGATGTTGGGCTTGAAGACACATCCGAATCTTTTGGACTACCCGCTACCGCAGACCTCATGTTCGCACTCATCTCAAACGATGAACTAAATAATCTGGGTAAGATACTGGTCAAACAGTTGAAGAACAGATACAACGACCCGACCAAATATAATAGATTTACTGTGAAGGTTGACCGTTCTAAGATGCGTCTATCAGATGATGATGATGGTGATGATAATAATGTCATTGATGCTCGACCAGTATTCGATAAATCAGAAGCCGCAGAACGATTCAAGAATTTTAAGTTGGAGTAAACATGGACGCATTATTACATACAATCATTGTCCTATTGACAATATTCTTTTCCTTCTGGTTTGGTCTCTTTCGTGGTTATATGCGTGGACTTGACGAGGGAGTCGCAGAGGGTTCTGCAATCGCATTGAAACAAACGCTTGAATATATGCGTAGTAAACACGATATACATATCACGGACTATGATATCAAATTGGCATCAGAGTATATAAGAAATGACAGAAGTTAATCTTATCGAAGTTAACGAGCCTTGGAAACATTACATAGTTGAAAATTTCCTAGAAGTTGATGATTTCAAAGAACTGGAAAAATGGGTAGATAGTCTTCCAAATGCCGAACCTAAAGACCGATACAATGAATGGGTTACCGATTCATCAAAGGTTGTTAAGGCAAAAGAAAGATTTGAAAACTTATTATCAGAAATAAATTTTGTTCCAAGAATACCATACAGGATTGAAGTTGAGTATAATAGTGTAGGTCAGGATTATGATTACCCAATACATACTGACTCCCCAGATAAATTTGTTACTTTGGTATTATATGTTTCCCCAGAGGATAATCAAGGCACTCGCATTCATAATTCCGATAAGACTTTTCATTCGGAAGTAAAGTGGAAAAAGAATTCTGGACTATTATTTGAGATAAAAGATGATACTTTTCATACATACAAATCAAAATTTTCATCTAGAAAGACAATAAATATTATCTGTCTAGAAGAGAAGAATCAAAAACTAGGTGGTCGGAGATATTAAAAAATGACAGAAGTTAATCTTATAGCGTTGAGTAAACCGTCTGCAATAACGGACTGTAAGACTGCCGCTGAATTGATTGCGTATACCGCACGAGTAAGTAATCCAACAAATCAAAACAACACCGCAACTGCGCCAAAACTGTTGAGGTATTTGATTAAGGAAAATCATTGGTCACCATTTGAGATGGTGCATATGACTCTTGAAATCAAAACGACTCGTGATATCGCACGACAAATGTTACGACATCGCTCGTTCTCGTTTCAAGAGTTTTCTCAACGATATGCAGAGGCGACTGAATGGCAGAAACGTGATGCAAGACTTCAGGACTTGAAGAACCGTCAGAACTCTATGCCAACAGATGATGAAGAACTGCGCGAAATGTGGGATACAGTTCAGGAAAAATTGATTAAGAATGCAGAAGACGCATATAAATGGGCATTAGAAAGAGGGATTGCAAAGGAACAAGCGAGAGCAGTTCTACCCGAAGGTAATACAATGTCCACTCTCTATATGTCTGGAACTTTGCGTAGTTGGATTCACTATTGTCAACTTCGCCGTGGTCATGGAACTCAACTTGAACATATCGAAATCGCAGACATGTGTTGGGACATTATCGGTGTCCACTTCCCTGATATCATAGAAGCACTCAATGACTGAGATTGTAATCCGTAATAAAGAGTTTCTCAAAACTCTGGATGACACACTTGATAGATTTCTACCACACACCGACAAGATGATAGAACTTAGTTCGCATCTCGGCCCTGCTCCAATCGGAGAGGGTGAACAGTATTGTAAACCTGACCATCTGTGGGAAGTTATGGAACGAGACCACATTGGATTTCCTGAAGAGGGATATGGGTTTCAGGTGTCGCATGGTGCATCTGTTCTTCCCGAAATATTTGAACCACTCAAACTATGGACAAAGAATGAACTGGTTCGTATCTTCGGTGCGAACAATAACTCTTTAACATCATACTATCCGCCCAAAGGGTTTGTCGGTTGGCACACAAACTGGAATGCCTTTGGATATCAACTCATTCTCACATGGAGTGAGGGTGGTGATGGATACTTTACTTATTATGATAAGAAGAATGATGAGTTTGTCAAACACGAAGATGTCAAAGGATGGCAGGCTCGGTGGTATCGATTTGGTCGCTGGGACGAAGAAGAACACCACTGTTGGCACGCTGCATGGACTGAATGTCCCCGTTTCACTCTTGCGTTTAAGTTTCCTTATGGAAACCTCACAGAGAAACACGACCAAGCATATGACGCAATCCAAGACTTAATATATGATATAGAAAATGGTTGACAAACCTGTCTGGTTTTGATATAATATGAAAATGAAAAATGAAACTATTACAAGGATTGCCCTAGTAGGTCTACTAGCGTTTTCTGTATTCAGTGTTATAAACATTGCAGTTAATATATTTTTAACTGAGAAAGAAGTTTTGGTTCAACATGTTATGAGTGAACCTAAAACTCTAATCATTGAAGAACTGCCTCACACACAAGATGATTTGGAATGTCTTGCACTTAATCTTTATCATGAAGCTCGAAACGAATTAGATGCGGGACTATATGCAGTTGCGGATGTAACACAAAATCGTGTTGCAGACCCTAGATGGCCTAATACAATATGTGATGTTGTGTATGAGGCACAAATGTATACTGGGGTCAGTGGTAAAGAGTTTCCTAAACGTAATCAGTGTCAATTCTCTTGGTATTGTGATGGTCGTGATGACGAACCCCGTCAAGGTAGGTCATGGGAAAAATCCAAATACATTGCAAGAATGTTCTTGACACACGATGAGTTTCGTGGTATAACAGAAGGTGCGACACACTATCATGCAACCTATGTGAGTCCTCGTTGGGCAACTGCAAAGGGTATGCATATGGTGGGTCAGATTGGTGAACATATATTTTATAGGTGGAAGTAATGATGATTCAATACAAATACGATGAAGACATGTATCTTGACGAGTTGACTGCATATGTCGATGCAACATATGGCGAACACTACTCACAGAACAAATATCAAGCAACCGAATTTATTATTGACGGTGGTCATGGTGACGGTTTCTGTATCGGTAATATTCTAAAGTATGCACAACGATATGGTAACAAAGATGGTTACAATCGTAAAGACCTGTTGAAAGTGTTGCACTATGCACTCATTCAACTTCACGTTCATGATGCTTATGGGAGAGACGACAATGAATCGTAAATTAAAACGCACAACAGATGTTGCAATTAAGGGCGTCAAGTATATTGACGCAGAAATGAATATGTGGGCAGACAAGTATTCTGGTGGTGGTGCAATACCTAAATCGGTTAAAAGAAGAGTCGCTCGTCTGGTTGAGGCTCGAAAAGTTGCTGTTGAAAAAGAAAACACTACACCCGAACCTTTGAATGAAATCGAACAAAAAATTCAAGAAATGGCTTGACAATTTCTTTTTGTTATGATATTATAAGTTATCATCGGAATTAAGGATGGTTGGCTACAGTAAAGTTCCTCGATTGAGGTGTAGGGTGCGTGTTTCCAATGATATTTTATAATGTTGTTTTGAATATGAAATTCACGAAAGGAAAAGTTATGAATTTTGTTACTGGTAATTTTGATATTGTAGGAACACATCTACAAGGAACAATCAACACATCATACAATCGTTTGGTTGATGTGTTTGGTAAACCCACAGAGTTTGCATCTGATGATGGTAAAGTCCAAGCAGAATGGGCAATCAAGTTCAATGATGGAACTCTCGCCACAGTCTATGACTGGAAAGAAGATAAGTCAATGTATGAGGTTCGTGAATGGCACATTGGTGGTTATTCAGATGCCGCTGTTATGAATGTTGTGGATGAAGTGATATGAAGTTTCTTCTGATTGTCGCTTCAATGAATATGGAAATATTGTATCCGTCAGAAGAGATGTGTGATTTGGCGGCAATAAAGTTCCGTGAACTCTACAAGGAGGCAATCTGTGTTCCTGCTGGGATACAAGAAGAAGACCAGATGGTCAAGATGTTTAGATTGATGAAGGAGTTTGTTGAAAATGTCGAACCAAAGAGCCGCTAAAAAATCCAAACCTATGGGTGACGGAAACCTGATGAAGACTATGTTGTTCTTCAAGGCATGTAAAGAAGTTCTTGAAGAGTATGGTCATGATGATGCTGCATTCTACTTTGAACAGTTAGAAACGCACATGCGAGATGGTGGCACTCTTGACCAGAACAAAGCGGGAAATATTCTTGGAGTATAAATAATGGTGTTAATTCATAGATTTTTATCGTATTCGTTGAAGCAAACTGAAAGATAGACTGGACGGGGGTGCGATACCCCCCGCCTCCACCAAACCCCCTCTGAGGGGGCGAAATAGGTTCGACAGGTATCAAGTAGGAATGTGGAGAATAGGTGCGGAAGCCACCTGTGAGTCGGACGGGCAATCCCATCCGCAAGAGCGCAACAAACTCGTAAGTGCAAACGATAATTACGCACATGAGGATTACGCCCTCGCGGCATAATCTTCGGGGTCAGGGGACGCCTAGCAACAGAAGTCCCCACTTTTATATTAGGAGATATCATGATTAGATTTATTACATTATTTGTGGCGTTAGTATTCACTACGCCAGCATATGCAGAAGAAACAATTGTTGAAATGTTGAATAAACGAGACGATGGCGCTCGTATGGTATATTCAGAAGATGTTACATACATCAATGCAGGCGACACAATCAAATGGTTGCCGACTGATAAAGGTCACAATGTTGAGTTTATTGCAGGGCCAGAAGGTTATGAATTACCCAAACGTTCTAAGTTCAACAAAGAAGTCTCATTGACATTCGATGTGCCGGGCGTATATTTGTATCAATGCACACCTCATAAGGGTATGGGTATGATTGCACTTGTTGTTGTTGGTAATGATACATCGAATTTGGCACAAGTTGCGGCGACTAAAGTATTTGGTGGTAGTAAGAAGAAGTTACAAACTCTTGCTGCTGGAGTATCTTTAGGTAAATAAAATGGATAAGTTTGGATTTATTATTGATAAAGTAAGCGTTAAAGTTATTTTACTATTACTTGCCTATGTTGGTATTTTATTTTGGAGTGTAAAATGAGAAAATTTATTTATGATAGTTGGAATACAATCTTCGACCACAATATGAGCCCCTTGAAAAATATTCCTGATGTCCATGTAAGACATATGGTTTTACAAGTGCTCGCTTATATGTGGGTTATTGCATTTAGTGTTGCAATCGGTAGTTGGTCTGGATTTCTTTGGTCGATGTTGGGTCACATTGCACTGCTTACCGCAATCACAGTAACAGTAGCAACATATAAGGTTGCAGAAATAAGACCAAATACGTTTTTGGAATGGGGTTACAATCCTTCACCAAATCCAGGCAGAAGAGTTGATGGAGAACACGAATAATCCTAACGGGGTTTAGCACAGTCTGGTAGTGCGCTCGCTTTGGGAGCGAGAGGTCGGAAGTTCGAATCTTCCAACCCCGACCAACAAATAGGATATATAGTTGTATGAAAGTAAGAACTCTAAAAAACAACGCAGTCGAAGCTTATGACTTTGATATCTACTCTGACGAGAATATCGCAGACTTGGGTAGACTTGTCGCGAATGAGTCTGTCGTTCTGGTAGACCAGAAACTAGACCAGAAGAGAACCTATGATGTTCAGATGCAGTGGGGTAGTCCCGCACACTCAATCGTTCACCTTGCCACATCGGTAGGGACAATGAAGGGTGTTCATTGGAATAGTCTTCGACTGAATATTCTTAACGGTTCATCAGAGATTGAACCAGACTATCGCAACACCATGTCGGTTGTTACCTATCAGAGAAATAAGAAAGGTAGACCGAAGGGTGTTTTTGCGAATGGCATATTGGGTTGGCACAGTGACCAAGTTGCCCTCAATGATGGAGACCGTATCATTGGTTTGGTTTCGGTTGAACATACCGAAGGGTCACAGACTGCATTTCTTTGCACCAAAGAAGCATATAACAAACTGAATCACGAAGACAGAACGATGGTTGATGAACTCCAGAGTGTGTATCGTTGGAACAGA